GTTGCAACAGATGGCGTCGGGGTTCGTCTACAACCGCGAGGGGCCGCTGCCGGTGCATTGGTTCAGCAGCCACAAGTTCGACCGGCTGGAAGAACTGCTGGCGGAGAACCAGCGGGCTAACACGCTCGTATGGTACAACTACCAGGAGGAATTGGCCGAACTGCGGCGGCGGTATCCTAATTTGCAGACACTAGACGACGAAAACGCCGTGGAGCGGTGGAACCGTGGGGAAATTGAATTGTTGGTCACACACCCTAAAAGCGCATCGCACGGCCTTAACTTACAGGGCCAACAACATATGGTGTTCCTGTCGCTGCCGTGGTCGCTGGAACTGTACGAGCAGGCAATCGGACGGCTGCACCGCGGCGGTCAGCGCCATGCGGTGTGGGTCTACGTGATGCTGACCGAAAAAACGATTGACGAACGCATTTGGGCGGCCCTTCACGAAAAACGCGCCGTGTCAGACATAGCGATGAAGGAGTTGAAGAATGAACAAGGTTGATTGGCGGTCGCTGGCCGCGACGCTCACGTCCATGTCAGAGGACGAGGTCAAGCGTTTGCTGGACGACGAGATGGCAACGCGCCGCCGCATCGGGATCGTGCGCCGCCTGCACCAGCGGTACGCCATGCTGCGTAACGCGCGGGAGCGTGCCGAACTGATGGCGAGGCTGGGCGCATGACGGACGCAGTCAATCCCGACCACTACAAGGTCGGCGGCATCGAGACGATTGACTACCTGCAGGCCAAGCTATCGCCGGAGGAGTTTGCCGGCTATTGCCGCGGCAACGCGCTGAAATACGTCAGCAGATTGGGTCACAAGGACGCCCCGGTGCAGGAGATCAATAAGGCGATTTGGTATTTGCTGCGCTGGCGGGACAGTCTGCTTCGCACACACAAGCCCACGTAGAGTTGTGGGCTTCGATCTCTTTCACCGTCTCGGCGGTGTCGGTCCGGCTATCATAACCAATAGGTTTGGCAATGCGGCAGTAGTCACCGACGAGCGCGGTCGAACCTGTCACGCAGCCGGTCAAGACGAGCGGGATCGTCAGCGTCCATAGCGGCTTCAGCCTTGGCAACATTTGCATCAAGTTGCTCCTGCGCGTCCTGACGCCCTTGCGCCTGCTGCTTGGCGTTTCCCCATTCGGTGAACACCCGGTCGAGCAGCGACAGCAAGAGCGTCAGAAGTTTGATCACGCCTCCGGCTTTTCCATCAGGAACACGGCGGCAAGCCCAGCCAGACCGGCAACCGCAGCCGAAATCGCTTCCCACTGCACGTCCGTCAGGCCCAGCGCCAGCGCGAGGCTGGCGACGCCGGCGTAGGTGCTTGGCTCTTTCAAGCGTTTCAGGATAAAATGCACGATAGACATATGAGCCTCCTATTGCTCGTTAGTGGAAAGGTTTCCAATCTTCATTTGCACAGGCTTACCTAGCACAGGCTCGCCCTTTGGCCAACGTGACGCAACTAACCGCGACTTGCCCAGCTTCATCACGCTGACCTCGTTGTTCTGGTTACCACCAAGCACAAAGTAGTGCCCAGCATCCTCGCCAGCGTAGAACCCAACGTGGCCACCGCCCGCCCGATCAAAGACAAGGATCGCGCCCGGCGCGAGCAAGTCGGGCCGCAGCAGCGCACCGTAGTCCGACCATGCTTTCGCCCGCATATACAGCTTGGGATAGGGCAGGCCCGACTCTTTCATGCAATATGCGACGAACACACCGCACCACGGCGTCTCATCATCGCGCCACCATGCCCGAAGTGATCCCAGCCAGCCCAAGATCGTAGGGTTATGGCGCGGGCCGGGGACTTCCCTTAACCCGCGAAACAGCATAGCGGTTTTCATCCAGCGAGGGAGAGGTGCCGTCACAACCCAGCCTTTCTGCGCTTGTACGTCAGGAAGTCCGCGCCTTCCTGAACATTCTCAAACACGCTGATCTCCGGCGCATACAGGTTGTGCGGCGTGATGACCGTGACCACTGACTGCCCGCTGCGTTGTTCCGCAAACTGACCCTTCAGCGCGTAGTCGTCGCTCTCCTTGTAGCCCTTGGCGCGCACCAGCGTGTAGCGCCGCCCGCCGGCAAACTCGCCTTGGCCGGTGCCGAACGTGTGCCGGTGGAACGCAGCGTAGATGTCGGCGTGTTCGTCGATCATCGCCGCCCGCTTCAGGCCGTGCAACTCGTTGTACATCGAGTGGCCTTTGAAGTCGTGCCGCGCCCAGACCCGGGTGATACCGCCGCACGGCGAGACGAGTTGCAGCTTGGCGTCCCAATCGCGCATCAGGATGCGTTCGGTGTTCATGCCGTCGAAGATTCTTTTGCCGTAGTTCCACGTATCATGGTTGCCCAGAATCCACACCAGCCAGTTGACGCCCAGATGCTTCAGCGCCCACTCGACCAGTTCCCAGCCCTCTGACACCGTGGCCGATTGTTCGCCGTACAGGCGTTCCAACTTGCCCACCCAGTTGTTGATGCTATCCCCACCGTTGGCACCGTACAGCCCTTGGGTTTCAGCGCAGATGGTGGCGTCACGCTCAAAGCCGACCAGATCGCAGTACGGATCGTCGAGGTGCGGATCGCCGAACCAGCAGATGGCGTATGGCCCTTTGATCGGTATCCGCACGGTCTGCCAGGCTTGCGCCTGCGCGTGTGCGATCCGCAGCGCGTTGCGCTTCTTCATCAGCGCCAGCCGCTCTGCAAACGGCAGATCAAACGGCGGCAGTGGGTCTGCCTTGGGCGTGTCGAGAGATAGAACAGCGGCTGTCCGCGCCGCATGACGGCGGCAGGCGTTCTGCACCGCACTACGGCTCATCTGCAAGGCAACGGCGGCCATGTTCTGGCTGCCATGCTCGACCGCAGCAGCCGCTATTTTAGCATCTTCTTCTGGATCAACGTCGTACTGATTGACTGCCATACATCACCCTCAAAGCAGTCTTTCAGACCGCGGTGGTTAGCCGATCTTCATTACGATAGTGACCAGCAGCATGATGATCGTACCAGCCACGCCCACGCCGATATTTTCCAAGCGTTTCAGGCGGGCGCTGATGCCGTCATAGCGCAGAGCGCACACTTCCTCATGCGTGTTCAGCCGCGCTTCGGTCTGGTCGATGGTCGTCACGTCAGCGCCTCACTGATTGTAATTCATGGTGCCGCTACGCAGCAGTTGCGCGAGGGCGTTCCGCATACCTGGCGACAGGTTGCTGACCGCCTCTGACATTCGCAGCGACGTCGGGTACTGGTTCACCAGCGCCAGCGCGTTCGGGCCGCTGACAGCGGCTTCTGCCAACTGTTGCTGCACTCTGGGTCGGAGAGTGTTGGCCAACGCCAATTGCGCCGCGTCAGCGCCGATACGCGCCGGCGGGAACGCCGACAAGCCAACGCGCGTCAGCGCGCGCGAAACAAGCGGACGTTCGCGCCCGATCAATTCGGTGGCCGCTGCGCGGCCTTGGCTGCTGAGTTCGCCCATGCGATTAAGAACGCGCATTTCATCCGCCGATTGTTGGATCGCGCTGAGGCGTGCAGGATCGTTGGCAAATGCGTTGGCAAAACTTTCGTTTTCGGGACCACCGCCCATAATGTTCTTAACGGTTTTGGGCCGGTCGCCGCGCACCAGCGCAAGAAACTCTGTCGCTGCTCTAGGGTCTTCGTTGTACAGCCGCGATGCTTCCCCAGCCAACTCCTGACGGTTGATGGCGGCGTAGCCTTCTGCGGAGTCAGCCAAATATCTTTGAACTTCTGGCCCCATCATCCTGTCAATTTGCCCGCGCATGGAAAGCGCAAGTTGCTCAGTCCTTTGCGCGTTGCCAGACTTCGGTGCATTGCCGGCGGTAATTTTTGCTTCAAGTCCCCCGATAAAATCGCCGATGCTGGTCTTGCGGATTTGATACAGATCATACGGATTGATCATGCCGTTCTGATCCGCAGCACCTTGAATTTTATTTGCTATGCCCAGCAGCGTGTCACGCTGAAGATCATCTACGCGGGTGCCAGGCTGCGCGGCCATATCGCGGAACGCAGCTATAATCGGCGCGGCATTTTGCGGTTCTCGACCTTCAGCCGCCGCTTGGTAAACGTAGTCTTCCATCTGGCTGGCGGTAGCGCGCTGCGCGGCTGCTTCTTGGGTAGCTGCTGCCGCGCGCCCCGACGCGGCGTCTGCGCCGCTCACAAACATGGGCGAATCACCAAACAATGAAGCCGCGCCTGTAAGACGCCGCGACATATCTTCCTGCCCAGAAGCCAACGCCGAAGCCTGCGCCTCGCGCTGACGGGCGGCGCGGGCCAACACTTCTGCGTCGCTAACTTCGGAAAGTCTACCAAACGCAGCTTCGCGGGCGGGCGTAAGATTCCTAGATACTTCTGAACGGCCTTCTCGCGCCGCAGCGCGGGTTGCTTCCACTGACCCGCCACCGCCAGCGGCGGCTAACCGCGCTTGGCGCGCAGCGGCTTGACCTTCAAGAATACCCGCAGCCTGATCCGGGCGCAGACGCTCAACATCCGCAGCCAAGCCCATGAATGTGCGCGGCTCAACGCCAGCCTTGACCAGCGTCTGCCGCACCAGTTCCTGCGCGTCGGCGGGCAGTGCGGAAAGGGCCGCGCGGGCCGCCTCAACATTGTCGCCCAGCGATTCACGGAGAATACGGGCAGCTTGCAGCGCCGGCAAATTGGCCAGATCGGGCAGCACACCAGCCACCTTGCGGACGATAGAACCCACTGCGGGGAAAGCGGCGCCGAACGTCGCTCCGGTGCCAGCATCTTCGCCGGTCAACGCTGCACCGCCAGCGCCGGCAATAGAAGCGCCAGCAGTCCGTTCCAGAAGCTGTGCTTGGCGCTGCCGCAACGGCATAGCTGCCGTCTGCGCGGCGGTGCGACCCGATCCAATACCACCACTGGACACGGCTTGCCCGGTACGTTGGACAACGCCGCCGGCGCGGGGCGCTACGCGCGCCAACTGACCGCCAAGACGGGTTACACCCGCACCGCCAGCAGCGATCAGCGGCGCGGTCGAAGCAACCTCGCCCAAGACCTGGCCTGTGCGGAACATCTTGTTCTGGGTGTTTTCGCCGGCGTTCAGCACGGCGTTGATCTTTTCATTTGCGCCCGTTGTCAGGCCCAGCACGTCGGTAAGATACGTGCCGCCACGCGCCAGCAGCGCGGCGGGGTCGCCGGCGGCCACACCGCGGGCTATGCCGCGCATGTAATTGCCCGCATCCTCCATAAAGGTCGGCTCAGATGGCGCGGGCGCGGCTTCCGCGCGGCGGCGGCGCGCGCGGGCGATGGCCAACGCGCGCTGCTGTTCGACGGTCATTTCTACCACAGCCGACGCTCCTCTGGGGTCATGAATTTCCAATCATCCGCCGAGATGCCCGCTGGCGGTTTGGCCACCGGCGTCTTTTGCTGGCCGGCGTTGCTGGGCGGCGGTGTTTGAGCGCCACCAGTGCCGTACAGTTGCTCCAGCGTATCAAGCTGGCTGATGGCGCTTTCGTAGCCCTGCGTCGGATCGGTCAGCGCGTCCAACGTCAGTTGCAATTCGACGTTCGAGTTCATTTCCTGCGCGGACATACCAGCGGCGGTTTTGATCGCCGTAGCCAGCAACTTACGGGCGCCGGTAATTTCGTTCAACGACTTGTTGGCCGTGGTGCCAAGCGCGCGCTGGGCTTCACGCCCCAGCGAGGTCGTGGACATGTAGTCAAACACGTTTGCAAATGCGCCGCGCTTCTCTGATGGAATTGATTCGGCTTTGTTCAGCGTCTCGTATGCGTTGCGAATTTTTTGCAGCAGCGTAGACACCTGACGTTTAGCCGGCAACTTCTTAGCCTGTTCCGACCTAAGCTCTGCGTTCTTGGTAGCTGTTGCAGTTGCCGACGCGACCGCCGCCGCTTCGGCAGGCGTTGCACGCCCCGCAGCCGCTTCTTCCCTGACGCGGCTAATCGGCACACTGGCCGACCCAGGCATGGGCGACACCATCGGCGACTTAGCGCGCAGCGGCGCGAAGGCGTTCGGGTCGTAATTGACTTGCTGCGCCATTGGCGCGCCACCTTCTGGGCGGTAGACGGCGCTTTGCATACCGCCTGGCGCAACCTTGATGTTGTTCTGCGCGAGGAACGCATCAACGGCAGGCGCGGCTTGCGGGCCGCCCAACTGGCGAAGCTGTTCGACAACGTCGGTGCCGATCTGGCCCGTCCGCTTTGCTTCGTTTAGCGACGCCAGTAGCGCGGCCTGCGGGTCTGCGCCCTGCGGCTGGCCGCCGGTAGCCGAGATGGGTTGGAACATACCGCCGGCTGCGGGCGCAGGCGCGGCAGCCGCAGGGGCCGAGGGCGCGCGCGGCTGGCTAATGTCGGGGACCGGGGTTGCGTAGGTAGCGCCGGGAAAGCCTGAGATGTTAGCACCCATAACGTCGCCTTCGGGCGTGATAAATTCTTTAGTGATGGCCTTTCCGTACCGCCCGGCAGCGTACTCGTCCGCGCCCATGATCATGCGTGTAAAGGTGTCCTTGTCGAATTTATCAACAGGCATCGTTTGCGCGAACGCAGCCGCGCTTTCCGGACTGTCAACCATCATGTTTTGCAGATAGCTTGCGTATGCAGCCGGGCCACCTTCGGCCACTACAGGCGCTAGGCGGCGGTATTTCACATACAAATCCGCCTCTCGCTTTAGGTCAAATTCTTTACCTGCACGCACTTCGCCAGCCGCTGCCCGCGTTTCCGCCGCCCGCGCAATTTCCAACTGCTGCTGCTGCGCCGCCGCCTGACGTTCAGCAGCGCGCTGTTGCGACATCATGTTGATCAACTGCGCGCCCTGCTGGATCGCAGGCGCCAAGAAGTTGCCTTGCGGTGCGCGGGCCTGAAGGGCGATTGCTTGGTTAGCCATTGTCCGTCCTCAGTTAGCCGCGAGCGCGCGGAACCGTAATCGAAGGCATATAGGTGGGAGGCACGTTAAGCCCCGGCGCGGCGTAAGGTTGAATGACCGAACCGCCACCACCACCACCGCCGCCG